AATAAATGTAACTTACATTTCCTGGATCGTCTGAATGACGTATATATAAAGTTTCTTTTAATACATAACGAAAGCCACCTTCTAAAGGAATAACACCTTGAGATGTCTGAGATAAACCACTAACAGTATGCCTTGTATCAATAATTTTTCCTAAGTAAAATTCTGTATTACAGGCATCTGGTTTATTTAAATTTATATTTAAACCTGTATATCTAAACTGGTAAATTGAACCATTTGCATCTGATTCATAAGTATCAGCTTGTAATTCACAATTTTCTTTTAACAAACGAATTATAGAATTTTTATTTCCCAAGTAAAATCTAACTATATCATTGCCATTATAAGGTTGAAATCTAAATTCATATTGACCTAAAGGATGGTTTATTCTTATAAAATTATACTGCGGTTGTGGGGTACGACCTTTAATAGCAAAAGGTTTTCCATTATCAATAGTTTCAAAATTATCGTCAGTACCAGCTTTTCTTGCTTGTAATCTAAAAAAACTATATCTTGTACAATATTTATTCATTCCACCTAGATTTATATTTCCATTATCATCTTGATAAGATTTTAAAGTACCTTTTGGATCGCTATACCTAAAACCACCAGGATGACTATTTACATTTGGAAAACCAGTTATTTGTTTATATACAGTAGATTTCAGACCTATTTCAGTAGTATCACAATTTCTATTACTTGAAACTGTTGCCATTGCTGATCTTTGTAATGTATTTAGTTGGTCAGGTCTATGAGCAGATTCTAAACCATCGTCGTCTATTCCCGCTGTGCCAGACCTTATATCAATACTATGATCTCCAGATCCTAAATCCGTTATTTCAAAAATAAAATCTTTAAAATTTCCTCTTTCCCATATACCTTGTTGAGGTATTTCAACACAAACACCAAAACAATTACCAATCATATAAGATTCGCCTAATGAGATATTATCATCAATACGTTCTCTATCAGAATCTACACTATTTCTAACATCTTCTTTACCCCAAGGATCAAAACTACCGAGAGCCGATTCAGGGTCCATATCTCCTATCGTATATTGAACTTTATCTCCTATTTGTAATTCTAATCTTCCATTTGCTTCAACACCATTTACTCTCATAAAACCTGCATACCTTGGGAAATAAGTAGCAATTTTTCTTCTTTTTACATCAATGTCATCACCAGTTTTTGTGTCTTTTGGTTTTAAAATTAATTCATAGGGTACTTGAAACCTCATTTGATTTGGCATTGGGCAAAACGTACCAAATTTAGTTTGTGTAGAAGGTGAACGTACACCTGAAAAAACTTTATCAGATGGCCCTTCTGTATAATCATTATCAACAGAAAAAATGTCATCTACCATTTCAGCACCAAATCTATCTTTTTCTGGTACTAAAGTTCCCTCATCATATTTGTTAGCTTGTTTTAATCTATTTTTACCATAAACACCATCTTCACCATTTTGTGATACATCTCTATCCTCTGAACCTGTTTCAGGTGCTACACCACCATTGTAATAAACAGCAATTTTTGCATTTGTATAATTTTTTAAAAGCAAATCTCCTATCGCAAAACCTGAAAAGTCAGGAGGTAATGGTATTTGACCATTACTTAAAACAAAACAAGCCTTTAATTGTTGATGAGTTCCTTTACTTAAAAGCTGTGACCATACAAGTCTTGAATTAACTCTTGTGCCACCTGTAATTAATTTAATATTATTATTAAGATCAAACTCTTCTCTTTTTGTAAAAACTAAGGGTATTACCTCACCTAAATCTGCAAGCTCTTGTACTGAATTAAAACCAGTTTGAGGAGAAAATCTTTTTGCAGAAGCTGCACCTTCTGTTGTTAAACTAGGTGGTGTTTTTGGTGCTCTTGGTTTTGGTGCTAACTGAGTTGAAACATAAGTCAAAGCAATACCTATTGCAACAACACCATAAAAACCGATACTAATTCCACCGATAGCAAAAGGTGCTATTGCCACAGGTGGCATATTAACAATATCAGGTATTAAGTCATACGCTTTTGATCTTTTACCATTTACAGATTCTATTAAATAGACAAACTGCCAATATTCCTCTTCAGTAATTCCTAATGCTTCACAAAGTTGTGTTTCATGGGGTAGTAACGCTCTACCACCTCCAAATATTCTAGG